CTGATTATCATTGCTGCTATTATTGCCGGGCTATACCTGCTCTGGAGCAACTGGGACACGGTATCCCAGTATATCGAAGGGGCAGTCCAGGCTGTGTCGGAAGCGGTGGATGCCGGTATGCAATGGCTCACATCGGTTTGGGATGGGGCGATGAACAGCATCAGTGAGACGGCTTCCAGTATCTGGGAAGGCATCAAAGATACTTTCCGGAGCGGTGTGAACTGGGTCATTGACCAGGTGAATGGATTGATTGGAAGCCTTAACGGACTGTCCATCGACATTCCGTCTTTGACGGGCGGAGCGCCAACCCATGTGGGATTCAATATTGAACCCATCAGCCATTTTGCCAGAGGGGTCGAGAACTTTGGTGGCGGCTTTGCCGTCATCAACGAAGACCGCCGGGGCGAGCTGGTTCATCTGCCAAATGGCAGTACGGTCGTGCCGCATGATGAAAGCATCCAACAGGCTTTGCAGACTGGAAATGTCGGCATCACCATCCGCATCGATACCATGAACGTCCGCAGCGAGCAGGACATCGATGCTGTAGCCGACAAGCTGGTAGAAAAAATCCGGCTGTACGGCATGAACCGCATGAAAGGAGCGACCATCTGATGGCCTCATTCTTAGAATCCATCCTGAACGCCATCGGGCAGGCATCACAGAATCTGACGATTTCCCTGGCTGCGGGCAGCTCTGTCGTGACCTTTCCCGTGCTGCCTTCGGAATTGATGGTTTCCGTCAATACGAATCATGGCACGGTGAATATCAACAACTACGGGGAGTATCTCATGAAAGGCAGGACCGGGCTGAAGTCCCTGACGCTGGCGGGATTTTTCCCCGCCCAGGATTATCCCTTTGCCATGATGATGATGTCGCCTTATACCTATATCGCCGAACTGGAAGCCATGCGTACCGGTGGCGAGGTCTGCCAGCTCACGGTATCGGACACGCCCATTTCCATGCCCTGCCTGATCAGCTCCTTCAAATTTGGGGAGAAGGATGGAAGCGGGGATGTGTATTATGAACTGGGACTGATGGAATACCGCTATGTCGAAGCCGATGCGGCATCTGCCAAGACAGACAAGACCACGGGCCTTGCCAAACGTCCGGAATCGTTCTGGCAGAAGATGAAGAAGAACATCACCTATTATCCAGGCGACAGCATCGGAAACGTCGTGGGCCGGGCTGTCGGGAAATCGGTCACGCTCAACAATGAGCAGTTCTCCAAGTTCCAAGTCTACCGCAGCATCATTCGCAACGGCGGGCTAAAAACGGGCGACATCATCCGGCTGACCACAATGAATCTGAAAAGGAATGATGAAAATGTTCCAGTTAGCAAAAATTAATAAGACGAATGCGGAAGACCAGCAGGCAGGCAAGCCTCAGAACACAGACTTGTCTGCCTATGTACTTTCTTATACCTGGTCGGGAGATGTGGAACAGGCCGGGCGCAAACTGGAGTTTGACATCGCCTATACTATCAGGGACAAGGACTGGACAAACATCGTATTGGAGCTGGGAGATGAAGTGTGCTTTTCCTATACCGATGATGTTACGCAGGAGACGT